TAAGCATCTCACGTAGGGTCACAGAGTCCTTAATGTCTAACTCTTGTTCCCTAAGTGCTGCACGTAACCTATCGATGATCAGGGGTTTACTTTTCTCTGTGGTCCTGAAGCCTATGGTTATAGTCTCTCGGTCATTCAGGTTACCTTCACCAATCTCTGTGTAGACATTAGGGTAAGCTAAGTCTCTTCCTAATCTAATAGCCGTGAGAATTCCGTGGTTATTGTTCTCTACGATAACCTTAGCTTCATTGTAGTACATCCCTAGGTCATAAAGTACCCTAGCGAAGTAGTCAGGATGTACGTGTGCTCTGTAGCTTGCTACGAGGTTCTTCTGTGAGTCTAGGACTTGAGCAACCGAATAGTCACCGTTCCTAATACCCATAGCAACGTCAGCACCGATATAGTAGGTCTCAGAGATCGACTTTTCATGCCATACTTTAAGTTCACCCCTGACATGCTTCTCAAACGTAGGTTCCGAGTGTGTCATATGATACAGTGGTGGCTGGACGGACTTGAGCATGTCATGGATTTGATCGGGGTTGAACACTGGTCTACCAGAGGCGATAAAGGCTTCCTCTGGTGTCGCAGGGTATTCTTGCCTGAACTTGTCCAAGCCATTGGTAGCTATAGTGACCCTACGGAACATGAGTTGCTCTGAATCCAGACCAAACTCTTGAACCAGGCCTTCTTCTTCCAAGGTAGGCTCGAAGTGGCTAGGAACATCCATGCGGTACTCTGGTGTATCAAACCAGGGACTGAAGAACGCTAGGAAGCCATTCTTACCTTCGACTGCACCACGCCATAGATCATAGAAGATACCAGACATACCATTTGCAGTTGACTCCACAAAGATACTAGTGTCCGGGGCGTTAGGGATGGATGCCATAAGTGCATTGAAGTTATCAGATGCTGTGGCTGCAGGCCAAAACGCTACCTCGCTCAGGTGTACCTCATTAAGTGTTTCACCACGAGCAATAGCGTCACCACCTGCCGTAGCAACCATGAGACCTGTGTCCAACTCAGAGAACACAAGTTCCTTTCTAGAGCTGTACTTGGTCTGCATCTGCATGGCTTTAGGAACATTAGAATGCGTTCGCTTATACATGTCGAACAGTGTTCTTGTGGAGTCTGCGATATGTGCGACTACGAGTCCCTTACGTCCAAACCTATGACTTAGTTTCTGATAAACCCTACCGTGGACATATGTACTGAAGCCCTGCTGTCTAGCCTTAAGGATGATGATGCGTATCTTACCTGTAGCTTTTACTTGAGCTTCAATAGCCTCGTGAAGTTTCCTCTGAGCCGTATTGAAGACCATAGGAACTAAGGCCTCACCATCCTTAGGTCTAATCTTTATGCAGTGCCGAGCATAGAACTCGAAGTCATCTGCTAGTCTCTTACGGATTACTGCTGGATCACTCATTCACTAACGATGGACTTCAGCCAATCTTCGGCACTAGAGACCTTAATGTCCTGCTTGGACGCTGGTTTAGCCATAGTGAAATCCAGGACCAGCTTGGCGGCTGCAAGCTTATCTTTAGCGCAACTAGCGGAACGCATCGTTGCTACAGTCTCCAGCAAAGCTTCCGATGCGTATTCATCAAGATTAAGCTTCTGGGCAATCTTCTCGACCATTGGTTTTACTTTCTGTTTCTCTTTCTCGAACTTACGGTGGAACTTAAGGCAAGGTGCTGCCTGAACGTTATTAAGATAGTAGGACCTTAGGTAACTCGTAGTAGGTCTCACGAAGACTTTGGTAACCTTCGGCTTATAGTCCTTCAGGGAGACATCAGGCATATCCACCAGTCTACCATCGGCTAGCATTACTTGAGCCATCTATTTACCTCCAGAAACAAAGGTCCTGAGAAACTTAGCGTTCATCAAGGCTCTTTTAGCTTTAGCCTGGTCTGACTTCGGCAAATCCTCAAGTGTCAACTTAATGTGCTTACGAGCAGCCTCAGGACTACGGACACTGTTATTATTCACGTAGTCATGGAGGTCATCTAGAGCCTTGTGACTCTTAGGGGATACTTGAGACTTAAGGTCACTGAAGACACCTTCCCTAGCTTCCTTGCGCTTAGACACAGCGTTACTATAGGCATTAGGGTTTCTGATGTCGTCGGAGTTACCGAAGGACTCTAGGCCTGAGGACGCCGTCCGATCTACTGATGATCCTTTAACTGATGTCTTTGGTCTGGCTGAGGATGTTCCAGTACCTTCTACTGATTCAGAGAACAAGTCAGGACCTGAAGCATTCTCAGGCTTGATCCTAGTACCCTGTCCTTGCTCGTAATACTTAAGCACCTTCTTAGCGTTAGGTGCTGTAAACTTCCTTAATAGAGTATCTGCTGCTTTGGTTAGATGGAACGGTGCAGGGTGCCCTGCGGCTATAGCACCAACGTTACCTACAAGATTACCCTCAAGAGCATTCACTTGGTAGGGGTTAGCAACTTTAGTTTTCTCTAGGACATCTGCTAGTACGGTGCGAGCCTTAGCAAACTGCTGTGCTTCCTGAGGAAGTCGGCTGATAACCGTTGGTTGTAGGGGTCTTCCTTGATCTAGAGCCTGCCGAATGCCTTCAGGAAGCTTATAGTTCCTAGGGTCAGCCGCTAAGTTCTCGTAAGCGTACTGTAGAGCCTGACCAGCGCCTCTGTTCGTGTTTATGTCTACGTTATCGCGGACTACATTAGACAGAGCTTTAGCGATGGTTCCAGAAGGGTCTTCTTTAGCCATGTCAAGACCAATGCGCCCGGCTTTACCTACAATCTCGTCTTTGAGACCCATGTTTGGCAGGGGACTTAGTTTGGTAGCAGCGTGTCCTAGTCCACCTATAGCACCACCCACGGCGGATTCCTGAGCAACCCTAGCGGGGTCAACCTTGCCTTCCATAGCCACCTGATCGATGATTGAGCTAGCACCCTGTCCGGCGGCATTAAGACCAGCAGACTTTAGGACACTGCCTCCACGAAGACCAAACCTATTGATAGCTCCCATGGCAAGGTCAGCAGCGGCTACTCTAGCAACATCTCCAAGTCCTGGATCAGAGCCAGTGGTACCTCCAGTTGCCTGTAGTCTATCCAGGTCATTACCGAAGTTTCTAGCGAGGTAGGAGACACCTGAACCTATAGCACCTCCTGTTATAGCGCCGATAGGGCCTAAAGGAGCACCGATTGTAGCACCTACAGCACCGCCGACACTATCAGTAAGGAACCCTGGAGCCGATTGGATCATACCCTTGAGGGCGGCTTTACCATAGTGACTAAGGTTTTGTCCGACAGAAGACCAGGTGTTCTCTAGTTTCGGAGGTTGTTCTGGCTCATAACCAGGTGTGTTACTTTGAGCCTCTTGAGGGAACTGTCCGGCTGCCTTAAGTGTATCAGCGAGGACGCCTGGTCCTATAGTCCTCTCTACTGTTCTGGCTAGCCCCTGGGGAACATCAGCAAGACCTTGCAATGCAGTGTCACTTAGGCTCTTGGTAGGGACTAAGGTATTTTCTTCGGGTACTGCATCCCACCAGGAGGTGTCTGAAGTGGAGGGAGATTTAGTATTTTCTTCAGGTACTACGTCCCACCACGAGGTGTCTGGCATTAAGGTTTCCTCTTGGTCTTACCATCAGGACCTATGACTAGCGTTCCTGAAGGTACTGCGTCCCATTGTTCTTTTGATTGGACTCTGACAGGCTGTGAAGGAGGCTGCTGAGGAGTCTCTAAGGATTTGTTCCAGGTCTCATACTGAGGTTGCAGTGTCTTGGTTCTAAAGTCAGACCATCCCTGCAAATTGTTCTTGTATCCATCCTTAATATGAGGATTATCGTCACCAAAGTTACCAGGATAGTTCTTGTCCATCCCGTTGAGAAGTCCGGCGTTGGTCTTATAGGAATATTCGGCTTTATCCCTGATACGCCCAAGAGTGTCGTAAAGAATCCTAGGGTCCACAGGTTTCCCGGAGCCTAAGGCCTTCTCGATGCGTTCTGCGTCCTTCTCCGACTGAGCACCTTTTTGTGCTGCTAGTTCCCTAAGGGCACCCTGATTGAAGGTCGCAGCATAGTCAGCCATGAGGCGTC